GGACGCACCAACCAGTACCCGAATGCGATCAACGTGTCTGCCACAAATACTGCCCCTCCCGCTCCCTCTATTCGCGGACGTCAGCTCAATATCCCCCTCTCCTTCTGGTTCTGCGAGGAGATCGGACAATCCATCCCCCTTGTAGCCATGCCCCAGACTGAAGTATCCATCCAAATCACCTTCCGCAATATCTACAGCCTGTTTACGGTTTTGGACACACGCGGAACAGCTGCGACCAACCCCACATTCCAGACCCGTGTCACCGGAAACCCTGGAGACTCTTATCTTGGAATCCAGAATTACCTGTCGTACCCCGATACGATGGGGAATCCCACCAATGCCTCGCTTGTAAGCTGGAACCTCAACCCCTACATTGAAGCCAACTACATTTTCCTAACAGACACGGAACGTGCGTACATTGCGAAACACGATCGTTCATTCCTCATTACTCAAGTCCGCTATCTCAAGAACAACAACCAGTACGGGTACAACAACGTAACTATTCCGATGTACAATCTGTGCACCCGTGTCGTCTCCCTCTTCCAGCGTCAAGACCGAATTCTCTTGAATGATTGGGACAATTACACAAACTGGGATTCAATATACTACCCTCCTGTCCAAACATACCCAAGCGTCCTGCCGACCCTGACTGCACCTGCGACACCCGACCAATGGTACTCGACTGGAATTCAACTTTCAAACTCAATGGATTCCCAGAACATTCTACTGGAAGGAAACCTGACATTTGATGGAACTGATCGGTTTGTAACCAAGAATGTCAACTTTTTCCGCAATATTCAGAATTATCGTTTCTCACCGGGTGACACAACTGCTCTTCCCGGTATAAATTTATACTCATTTTCTCTGGATCCCAATACTATCAGTCAACCGTCTGGAAGTGCAAACGGCTCAATGTTTAATAAGACCAATCTGCAGTACACACTTCTGACACCCCCTGTCGTTCAGACAGGTCCAGTGTCTCAAATACCAGTATGCGTCATTAAGAACACCACGTTCAATACCAATCCCACCGTTGTCCCCGTTGGAGCAACGACTGTTCCGACGAATGCGTCAGGACAGGCGATAGCTCCGCCGGCGGTACAGGCGGGTCAGACGCTGACGGTATACCCTTCCCCCACAAACGTACAGATTCAATATAATGGATATTCGTCCATGATCTATATTGAATCGTACAATTTCCTCAAGGTTACAAATGGACAAGCAAATCTTGTCTTCAATACATAATAGATTCGGATGGCGGACAATACCGATGACCCCGTTGCCGATGTTCCTCCTGATCAAGTAGCCACCGATACTCCCGGACCAGTTGTGTCATCTGCAAATGGACTCCTCCTGTTTACGTTCACTCATATTCTGATTATTATTTACTATCGTGCCGCGTGGTTCGCTTTGGAATCTCTGGTGTTTGAGAAGTACCCTGCGATCGGAGCGTATTCCACGTTCATTCTGATTCCCTACCTTGTCCCTCTTGCGGGAATGCTTGCGTCGGTCGTGAATGCTTCAACTGGGGGACTGACAGCATGGACACTCTCCACTGTGGGAATCGCGTCATCTGTTATGGGGTTCGCACTGATATACATCCTGGTCTTCGACATGCCCCCCGAGACGATTCAGTTCGCCATGAAACTCTTTAAATCGGGGTCTCCGTCTCCTCCTGTAGCAGCGGCGTAGATGCACTGAGAGAATGCAGCTCGTCCATCGCCTGCTCAGGACTCTCAAAATTACGGAACAGGATCTGGTTGACTTCAGCCGGGCTCCACTTCTCATCCATCTTGGCATCATCGAACAGTGGGTGGGTTACTCCGTCCGTGATGTCGTAGAACCCTTCAATCATCTCTTTCAGGACAGTTCGCGAACACTTCTTGAAATGGACGATCATATCAATGCGACCGGGACGAATGAGAGCACGATCAAACCGCTCGGGGAAATTGGAGGTGAATACCATAATGCGACCGCTGGATTCTAGGGTACCATCGAGGAGATTGAGGAGGAATGAGAGATCGATGGGATCCTTAATAATATCATCGTCCATTTCGGGAGCAAACGGATCCTTAGGAGCCTGCACCTGCTCTGGACGCTTCCACTCCCGCTTCAGGAGTACGTCGCCCATCGCATCGGCGTCCTCGATAATGTAGAGTCGCTCGGAAATAGGAATAGTGTACTTCTCAAGTGTTGTCCCGTTGTACACGTGAAGATCGTCACTAAAAAACAGCTGGCGAAGCTGAGTCTTGGTCTTGATTTCCGAGAGCTGGATGTTCACGGGGTGACGACGGGCAACGTTGGCAATCGCCTTGATTTCCGACGTCTTGCCGGTTCCAGGGTCTCCGTGAAACAGGAAGCCGAGGGTATACGGAATTCCTTTGCGTTCGTACCACGACCGCTTCTCCAGGAAAAAATTGACACGCTTCTTGACCTCCCGCTGCTGCTCAAAGTAAACGTTCTCAAACGTGCGGGTTGTGGAGAACTTGTTCTTGGTGTACACCAGAAAGTTCTGGGGAAGAGGATTCTGATTCGACTTTCGCTTCTTGTTGTCCACCATCTGGTCAAAGAAGTAGAGATCGTTGCCCAGTTTGTTGAGCATGCGGCGTTCGTAATCCTGGTTGCATGAGTCCACGAACTTCTGCAGGGTCTGAATCGGGTGGTTGTAGCAAAAAATCTGAAACTTGATGTTCTTGATATTTCCATCATCAACTTCTACATTCGTGAGCTTGAAGTAGATATCCTCGTCGAGACGCACGGACTCAAACTCGTAAGGGAGGTAATCGTGGTTGGCGATGGAAAGAAGCCGCTTGGTGGCTGGGGAGCATGCGACGTAATGAATGATGGCATCCATCCGTGTCATAAATAGAGGAGCCTGTCCGCCCTTAGTGGGAGGAGGAGATCCACGCTCGCACTCAATGACCGCCGAAGGTTTACGGTCATCGGACTCGATAGAACTGGCAAAGGATGTCTTAAGAGATGATAGCCACGAAGGGTACAATGCGAGTCCACGCTCATATATATTGAGTCCAATGAATGCCATGAGCGGCCTAAAACTGTTTCCCGTTGTCGTCAAGACTTGGAAGAACAGTGACATCTTGAGAAGTTCACCCAGAGATGTCATTGCTTTCTTCGAATATTTCATCGGGGTGAGCCAAACGCTGTTAGGCACTTGTCAAGGGTGGGAATACCCTCATGAACTGGCTTTGACCGTTTGAGACGGAGCTGCTGTGAGGCCTTGTTCACAGTCTCGCTAGATAGAGAGACATAGGACTTGACATCGCGGACTGATGACTGAGTGTTCACGGACGGCATGTACAGTCGGACTGGAGGCATCGCCAGCTGGAGAGGCTTGGTACAGTGCTGGACAAATTCGCGGTACTGCTGGATATCCAGATTCCCCCCAAACATTCGGAGGACACGCCGGTCGGGAGCGGGCTGAATGTCGTGATCCTTGTATAGCGACCGGTAGACATTCCGTAGCAGGGAGTGACGTAGCCATTTATCAGACTCTGTGATTCCGGGCTCGCGGTAGATAGATGCAAGGGCACACTCGGGGCTGCAATAATTTCCCTCGGCAGTGTACATGTTCGTGTAGACATCATAGTGCGTCGGGACAACAAATGAGTCTCCGGGGATGGTGTGGCAGCACCACAGGCATGCAGATCCGGGAGGGTACGATGTCTGCAGGGAAAACTTTGATACCAATTCGTGAATGACCGACTCATCGAAGCGTCGTTCCTGTGCTTCGGTGGTCTGGAGAATATCGGAGTACTCCAGGGCTCCTCCAGACGGAGCAGGAACATCCACCCTCTCCTCCTCGAAATCAAAGTCCTTCCCTATTCGCAGGAAGAATATCACAGGCGGAAGCTCGACTGTTGGCTCGTCTACGACCTTCTTTCCCTTCTTTGCTCGAGCAGGGGGCATTTACATGAATATGGATTTTCTGCGTAAAACGGACTGGCTTTTTGGGAAGGTACCCAGACACTACAAAATGGCGGAGGCGTACAAGAAGCACACGCACCGCGAGCACATTCTGTCTCTCCCCGACACGTATGTCGGCTCCATCGAGACGTCGGTTGAGGAGATGTACGTCGTGGAGGACGAGAAGTTCATTCAGAAAAGCCTATCCTTCAACCCTGGATTCTACAAGCTGTTTGACGAGATCGTGGTGAATGCCCATGATCAGGTGGTGCGGATGCGTCAGCGTGGATCCGCCAATCCAGTCAAAAACATCACAATTGAGATTTCGAGCGACAACAAGACGATCACGGTGGAGAATGACGGGGAGGGTATCACGGTAGCCGAGCACCCAGAGTACAAGGTCTGGGTTCCGCAACTGGTGTTTGGCGAGCTTCTGACTTCCACGAACTACGACAAGGACGAGAAGAAGCTGGTGGGCGGCAAGAACGGCTACGGCGTGAAGCTTGCCAACATCTTCGCGAAGACGATGACAGTGGAGACGGTGGATGCGGTCTCAGGCAAGAAGTATACACAGACCTGGGAGAACAACATGACGGTGGTGAATAAGCCGAAGATCGTGGCGTGCAAGTCCAAGCCGTATGTCAGTGTCGCGTGGACCCCCGACTTTGGAAGGTTCGGTCTCACTCAGATAACAACCGATCTGCTGGGTGTGTTCCGCCGGCGGGCGAGTGATCTGGCGATGACGGTGGGCAAGGATGTCAAGGTACATTGGAAGCACGGGGAGGAAAAGGTACTGATCAAGTGCCGTGATCTGTCGGCGTATGCGAGCGAGTTTGTGAGCACACCGGTAGCGGCACACACGAGTGACCGGTGGAACGTAGTGGTCGCGGATACTCCTGCGGACGGGTTCCTCCAGGTCTCGTTCGTCAACGGTATCTGGACATCTAAGGGTGGGACACACGTGGACTACGTGGTAAACCAGATCGTTTCCAACCTGTGTGAGTTCCTGGAGACGAAGAAGAAGATCAAGGTCAAGCCCTCACTGGTGAAGGAGAACATTGCGGTGTGGGTGACGGCGGCAGTGGAGAATCCGTCGTTCACGTCACAGACGAAGGAGGCACTGACCACAAAGAGCACAGCATTTGGCTCGACGTGCAAGTTGCCAGACGAGTTCTTCAAAAAGGTGCGAGCCAAGCTTGAGTTGGTGGACAAGTTGGTGGTTGCTCAAAAGGAAAAGGACGAGAAAGAGAACAAGAAGAGCGATGGACGGAAGAGTTCTAAGATATACGGTATCCCGAAGCTCGACGACGCCGCCCTCGCAGGTACCGCCAAGTCTGCCGAGTGCACTCTCATCCTCACCGAGGGGGATTCCGCCAAGGCAATGGCTCTCAGCGGTCTTACAAAGACTCAACGCCAGACTTTCGGAGTGTTCCCACTGCGGGGGAAAATCATGAATGTGAAGGACTCGTCGGCGTCAAAGGTAGAGCTGGCGAAGGAGATCGCCGAGCTGAAGAAGATCGTGGGACTTGAGTCTGGGAAGACGTATGCGGATATCAAGAGTCTACGGTATGGACGTATCCTGATCATGACCGACCAGGATTACGATGGGTCGCACATCCGCGGTCTCCTCATCAACCTGTTCCATGAGCTCTGGACGGAGCTGTTTCGGATCCCAGGGTTCCTCACCTACATGGCAACGCCGATTGTGAAGGCGACGAAGGGTAAGGAGAATCGGACGTTCTACACACAGTTCGAGTATGACCAATGGAAGACGTCGGCAACAGGGAACTGGTCGATCCAGTATTACAAGGGGTTGGGTACGTCGACTCGCGAGGAAGCCCAGGAATATTTCAAGCACATGAATGTCACACAGTTCCGGTACACTGCCGATGCAGATTCGGAGGCGATCGATCTGGCATTCAACAAGGCTCGGGCGGACGATCGTAAGACATGGCTCCAGGGACACGATGCCTCCGCAATCGTGATCCCAAAGGCGGATAAGACCCTGCCGTACGCAGAGTTCGTGCACCGCGATCTCATCCACTTCTCACACTACAATCTCGAGCGGTCGATTCCGAGTGCAATCGACGGTCTCAAGACGTCGCAGCGTAAGATTCTGTTCGGCTGCCTCAAGCGTAACCTCACCTCGAAGGTCAAGGTTGCCCAGCTGGCAGGATACGTGTCGGAGCACGCAGGATACCATCACGGTGAGATGTCGCTCAACGAGACGATCATCGGCATGGCTCAGGACTTTGTGGGTTCAAACAATTTGGCATGGCTGGTTCCCAAGGGTCAGTTTGGTACGCGTCTGGAGGGTGGCAAGGACTCGGCTGCGTCACGTTACATCTTCACCTACCTTCAGCCTTACATGAAGGATCTGGTCCCCTCCGACGACCTGCCGTGTCTCAAGTACCGCGACGACGATGGGCTGTCGGTGGAGCCCGAGTGGTATGCTCCCGTTCTCCCGATGCTTCTGGTCAACGGTGCTCGTGGTATTGGAACTGGTTACTCTACCTACATTCCATCGTACAACCCTATAGTCATTCGCGGTCTCCTGCTTCGGTGGCTGAAGGACGGTGACAGTCTCAGCTCGTTCAACATGATTCCATGGTACCGTGGGTTCAAGGGTACGGTCATTGCTCGCGATGATGGCTACGATGTCACTGCCGATTATTCGTACAATCCCAAGACCAAGACGGTGGTGGTGCGGGATCTGCCGATCGAGTACTGGACGTCGGACTTCAAGGCGTTCCTGGATGCCCAGTGCGAGAAGAAGGATCTGGTCAAGGATTACACGGATACCTCGACGGACGTGGACGTGAACTTCGAGGTGGTTCTCAAGGATGAGATGACTGTTCAAGAAATCGAGAAGAAGCTCGGGCTGTCGTCTCGCATCAGGCTGACGAACATGCACGCCTTTGATCGCCACGGCAAGATCCGCAAGTTCGCAAACGTCAACGAGATCCTGGTCGAGTATGCGGAGACTCGGCTGGCTCTGTATTCTGACCGCAAGTCCAGTATGCTGAAGGAACTGCGTGGGAAGCTGCCGTGGCACTCGAGTGTCGTGAAGTTCCTGACACTGATGTGCGAAGACGCGATCGACCTGCGGAAGAAGCCCCATGCTGAGTGTGTGACCATCCTGGAGAAGCACGAGCTTACGGATATCCCCGACCTCCTGAAGCTGCCGTTCAGCAGCATGACGCTGGAGAACGTTCAGAAGCACCAGGCGGAGCTTGATCGGATCCGGGCACGGATACTTGAGATCGAGGGCACGACGCCTGAGCGGTTCTGGGTTGCCGATTTAGAGAATCTCGCCTTGTAGAGAGATAAGATAGGATAGAATGAACTACCAGAGAATTCTAGCAGGGGCGGATGCAGAAGCCCGAGAGGATTATGATTTTGATCCTCGAGTAGCCCTTCAGGAAACGTCCGAATCTGGTCCTAATGTAGAACCTCATCAGAACAGGCACCCGCAGTATGTGGATACCAAATCGGGAGGACAGGCAACTATAGAGGAACTGAGTCATCCCGATCTGAATTCAACTCTGACTGCACCTGTCCAATCAGCTCCATCCATGATTCCGCGAAAACGAAATGTCATCATTGATTCCGCACAGCGGGACTGGACGATCCAGCCCGATGCGTATGCTAATGTTTTTTCATTTGGGACACAGGTTCCCGTCCAGATAATCGGACCGCAAACTCCGTTCTACTTTAACAACCCTACAATCCCAATATCTGCATGGGAGACCCCAGTGAATCCTCCGAGTGTTGTATCAGGAGCCCTCGCCGGATTCCAGACCGTACCAAACAACATTCCCCAAACATTCCCAGCTGGAATACCGTTGCCCGCCTATGTAAACACTACAAACCAAGGACTCGTACGCCCCTCCTACGGTTGGAAGCTTGTTCTATCAAATAACCGACTCGTACACAGCCCCACGCCTGTAAACTACAGGGATCCGCAAACTAAAGTCTTCTTTTACCCCGTGTTTAACGCTGCGGATCCTGCTGGTGCTCAGGTTGGTATCGATATTCAGCAGAAACAGTATGGAACAAACAGCTACTCCTACGCCACCCAGCTGGCACTCTCAAACGTGTCTGAAATAAAGCTATCGCGGGCTATACTACCAGTCAGAGGAACACAGCCATACACCCCGACCACCTTTTCTGATACCGTTGACTACCCCTCCGCATTTCACACACAGCCGTACATCCTCATGACAATTGAGAACTTGAAAGGAAACTATCTGGGAGGATCCCAGATCGTACAACAAACCTTCACTGTTCTCACACAGAATACTCGCAATCTGTATAGTGGAAATGGTACATACCCAGGTCAGTTTTCAGACTACTACGCCTGGTCTAACGAGTCTTACAATTTTGACCCTCCCCTTGCCAAACTATCAAACGCGAACATTCAACTATACAACCCTGCCGGTGTCGTATTTTCCCAGCTTGATAATCTCAGTATAGTTGACTTTGTTTTGGACGCGAAAAGCACAGGGAAGGTCAAGTTTTTTGTCACACAAACTGCCTGCAACACAACCTTCGGAAACTGTAACGCCTTCCTGTCCTCCGATATTCGGGTAGGCGACGAAATCACGTTCTATTCCCCCGCCGTAACTCAGATTGCGGCAGATTCCAATTGCACTCCTCAGCTTTCCGCTTTTTTGAATCTCCTGTCGAATAACTTTATGGTGACCGACGTGTGTGGATCCGACTTTACAGTACCCAACTCGTTTCCTCTTATTACCAGTATTGGCACATCGTTCACTGCTGTTCCGAAAGTCTCTGGGTTCGCGGGAATGTCAAACTCTGTCACCACGATATGTGCACTGGTATGTACATTGTCGCAAGTATGTCTCCAGCAATATACCGGTGTTCCAAGCAATCTCTCGTTTGCAGGGAAGCGTACGCTGACTCAGGATTATGTGATCCCGATAATGAACTTGAACGTCCAAGCTACCTTTGTTCTGGAAGTGACGACGATGGAGCCAGACTCGAAGAATATCCAGAGAATTATCCCGAACTAAAGATAAGAACAATAGATGCCTGCTGCTCCCCAAAACGGTGAAATCTACCCCCGTCGGACTGGCGACCTTAACGAGTATTATGTCGATACCGCTATCCGTGGTGCCCCAAAACACACAGGGTTTGTCCCGAATCTTGTAGACCCCGAGACGCAGGATACTCAGGCGTTCAAGCTATTTTCAACGCACCACGAGGATCCGAAACTGTCTTACGGTTCAACGTTTCAGCAGCAGGCTGTGATTCGCGTGCACACCGCCACTCCACTAAACCAGGCATTTTTCTCGGACGCCAATATTCAGTACCTCCAGGACGAGATCCGGTACCGTGTATGGGAGAAGAGCGACAAGAAACATGTGATTGATCCCCAGCGTTCCGATGATCTGAAGACGATCATGCGTGCATACTACCTCCAGTACCAGATCAATGATGAGAAGAACGCCGCCAAGGAACTGAATGCATTGAACGAGCGTGTCATGAAATACTGTGTGGATGATATTCTGGGTTCTATCAACATGTGGCTCTTCAACCGCAGCCAGACGCTCAACTACCCCGACCAGATCAGCCGCCCGATCAACCCTCACATCTATGGCACGAAGAGTGCGGAATTCAAAGCGTTCTTTTAGATTGATGACTAGTAATGAGTCTCGTGCGGTTCGGAGATCGTGTTTACGGAAAACTTAATGACAACAAACTTCTTGTATGGGACGCAGGGTGGGATACGTTTCGTCCCGTTGACAAGATTGTGTGGAATCCGATCCGGAAAGATGTTCAGCTGATATATGGTCAGGTATGTTCTGAGATATTCGACACAAAGTACGGATTCGGAGACATGCAGACGGAGTGTGTAGAGTTCACAGATAGGTTCATTTCTGATATAGAAACTGCACCTTCTATCGATGTCATTGATGACTTCTGGAAGTGGACAGGTCAGACGAGCGTATGGTTCTACGACCGTATGATTGTCGTACACCCGTGTGCGAGCGGAACGCCTAGCAGGGCAGAGTATCTCCGGATCATGAATCTTCGTGCCAAGACAGCCAAACGCATCCCTCGTCAAATCAGGGGAACACTTAAACGAAGGAAACACTAAGAGTGTAATGCGAGTCAACATTATTTCTACGCACCGCAACCAAACAGGTCTGGCTCAGGATGCAGATATTCTCCAGGGAATCTGGGCAGCCGCCGATGAGACCGTGAAGTTTCGCCGGATTCTGAATGCCCAGCCCGAATGCGACGAGGCAGAGGTCAACGTGTTCCTGGAAGTCCTGAACCCTGCCCTGTTCACATACGCCGCTCGGAATATCTTGATCCCCAATCCAGAGTGGACGTATAAGACATGGATTCCCTACCTTGCGTCCCTAGATGAGATATGGTGCAAGACTGAAGAGGCAGTTGAAATCTTTACAGCTCTCCACCCCAACGTCAAGCATATTGGCTGGACATCAATCGCCAAAGGGGTACCCGAAAAGAAGAACTTCCATAAGGCTGTCGTCATCACTGGCAAAAACATCTTTCGGCATCCTCAGCTCATTGTGGACGCTTACTCCCTAGCCAACATCAAGGATATCAAGCTCCCCGAACTCCACGTCATCTATGATGGAAGCCGGTTAAAGGTCGATGTCCCCGAAACTCTTACCAACGTTGTACTTCACTCGACGACCATGAAACAGGGGGAGTATGATGACCTTCTTCAGGAGTGTGGTCTTGCCATATGTTGTTCAGGGGGCGAAGGTTTCGGACACGCGGTCAATGAGGCTGCTTCTACCGGTTCTATCCTGCTTCTCAACGATATTCCGCCATTTAAAGAGTTTGGGTATGAGGCTGTGTGGGTGAAAACAGAGAAGACTGTTCCCCATCCAGAGTGCCTCGGCGTCATTGCCAAGACCACTCCCGAATCGGTGGTCGAAGCATTCGTAGAGTATGCGGATATGTCATTCAAGGAGCGGAAGGCGATGAGTAGTCGAAACGCTGATCTGTATGTCGAGCGGCATTCGGCATGGACAAAGGAGATGCAGGAATTTCTGAAAGATTACAGGTGCGACGGAGTATTCTCGGTAGATACTGATGCGATTCCCGAGTCTGATCTGCCAGGTGTGACTATCATTACTCCCACACGTGATCGCCTGAAGTTTATGGAGATCTGTGCCGGAGCTGTAGAGTCGCAATGCTATCCAAAAGACAAGATCGAGTGGATCATCGTTGATGACGGTAAGGATACATGTGAAGAGTTTGTCAAACACTTACCCTACGTCCGGTACATCCTCGATTCTCCAGGAAAGACCATTGCAGCCAAGCGTAATTTCGCAGCCAGTCTTGCCAAGTTTCCAGTGATCGTCCACTTTGACGACGACGATATTTATCCCCCGAACAGTGTTCTGTTTCGCGTGTCCATGATGTTGCGTGCCAAGAAGGAATGTGCGTTCTGCACCACCCTGCCGTCCTACGATATCGCAAATTACATTTCGTTTATTAACGTTCCTCCGATCAGACTGCCTCAGAGCATGCGGGTATCCGAGGCAACGATGTGTTATACCCGGGCATTCTGGGAGGAGAAGGGGTTTCCCAACGAGACTCAGATCGCAGAGGGACACGCATTCATTCAAGGACGTGAATCAAAGTGTGTAGAGTTATCTCCCCAGGAGATCATTGTGAGCTTGGTACACCCCCGCACCACATCTAGCCGCCGGGCTCCGGCTATGGAACCCAACGGATGCCATTACGGATTCACCGATGATCTATTTACCATGCTTTCCACGCTCGGTGAGTTTCTCAAGAGCAAGCCAGTGACATAAGAACCTACATTTTTAGCGGTAAAGCAATTGCTCTACCTAAAAAATGTTAAACAGGTTGAGTGTTTAATACATCGAGTGGCGGCGGCGGCGACCTCCCTTCTCGAGCTTCTTCGACAGCTTCAGCAGAGCCTTGGCGACCTTCTTCGCCTTGGTGTGACGCTTGCGACCACCCTCGAGCGTCCTGGGGGCATCCGCACCCGCGATCTGGGAGGCATCCTCCTTCACCTCGGCGGGCGGGGGCGGGGGCAGCTCGGCACCTCCACGGCGGCGGCGACGACCGGCGACCATCTCCTCACCTCCACGGCGGGAGTGGCGGCGGCGGCGACCAGCGACCATCTCCTCACCACCCTTGCGGGTGTGGCGGCGACGGCGACCGCCCGTAGCGGGGGCAGCACCAAAAGGCGAGGCAGAAGCGGAGGACCAGTATCCGGACATTTGTTTATACTTCATTGGAGAAGATTTTACGCAGAGCAGGTGAGGCAGTCGGGCTGCTGGGGGCGAGCCTCAGGCTCCACTGTGAACTTTTGTGCCGAGGCGACTGCCTTGGTTCGGAGGTAGTAGCACCCCGTCTTGAGCCCTTTCTCCCAAGCATACAGGTGCATACTCGATAAACGAGCATAGGATGGGTCGGCGACAAACAGGTTCAGCGATTGTGATTGGCAAACGAAGGGAGACCGGTCGGCTGCCAAGTTGATAATCGTCTTCATCGGAATCTCCCATGCTGTACGATACCGCTCCTGGACGTCGGGGGGCACACCCTGAACACCCAGGACACTGCCGTTGTTGGCGATAATGGAGGTTCGTAGTTCGGGCGACCATACCCCCAAATCCACCAGCTCAGAAATGAGATACTTGTTGATGACGATGAAATCACCTGCCAGGACGTGACGGACATACAAGTTGGACGTAAACGGCTCAAAGCACTCGTTGTTCCCGAGGATCTGAGATGTAGACGCCGTGGGCATCAGGGCAATGGAGAGGGAGTTCCGCAGTCCCTTACGCACCTTCTGACGAAGACCTGTCCAGTCAAGATCGTCGGATAGAGGGTTGACACGCCATAGATCAGGCTGGAGAATTCCCTGAGATGCAGGCGATCCCTCAAAAGAAGGATACGATCCCTTGTCTACGGCAATGTTGTACGACGTATGGAGGGCGGCGTAGTAAATATGCTCAAAGATCCGGCGGTTGAGATCGGCAGCTTCAGGAGAAGACCAGGTGATACGCATCTTAGCAAATACATCAGCGAGACCCTGGACACCAATCCCGATGGGGCGATGACGCAAGTTGGATGCCCGGCACTCGGGGGTAGGGTAGTAATTGCGATCAATCACAATATCCAGATTGCGTGCCAGGATAGCGGTGTAATGCCGGAGAGCTTCGAAATCATATGTCCTATCCTCCTTCACAAACTTGGTGAGGGAAATGCTGCCCAGGTTGCACACTGCCGTCTCGCCCGCATCTGTATACTCCATGATCTCCGAGCACAGATTGCTGGACTTGATGGTGCCCAGATTCTTCTGATTGGATTTGTCGTTCGCCGCATCCTTGTAGCAGAGGTAAGGAGTGCCAGTCTGGATCTGGGCATCCAGGATCATCTGCCATAGCTTCTGGGCGGGAATTGTCTTCCTACCCTTACCACCTGCTTCGTATTTGCGATAGAGAGACGTAAACTCGGAGCCATACACATCCGCGAGACCTGGGCACTCGTGAGGACACATCAGTGTCCAGTCCCGGTATTCCTTTACGCGACGCATGAATTCGTCTGGGATCCAGAGACCGTAAAAGAGATCACGAGCCCGATCCTCTTCGGCACCTGTATTCAGCTTGAGACGTAGAAAATCCTCAATATCTGCATGCCAAGGCTCGAGGTAGACTGCAAACGAACCGTTTCGCTTGCCACCTTGGTTGACATAACGAGCCGTATCGTTGTAGACCTTGAGCATGGGAACAATACCTGTCGAAGCCCCGTTGGTTCCGTGGATCCTGGAATTCTTGGCACGGATCTTGTGGATAGCTAGACCTACTCCGCCCGCCCACTTGGAAATCTGAGCACAGTCACCCAGGGTCTCATAAATTCCTTTGATGGAATCCTCCTTGATATCCAGAAGGAAGCA